TTTTACCTTTCAGCGGCTATCAATACAGTTCTGCATGGTAAGCCGTCTGCATGATAAATTCAGCGGCGCTGCGTTTAAGAAATAAACGCCCTCTGAAGCCTCTGAGTCCCCACTTGATAAGGATCCTCTTGGCCGCATCTGCGTTCGTTTTTTCGCCATAGCCCTAAACTCTCTCAAGAAACCTAACAGGCACACTCTCCGTCAGCCAAACTCCGTTCTCCGAAAGATAAGACTTATAAAAACGCTCGTCTTTTTCTTATCCATTGCCATTCCCCTATCTTCCGTTCATCACCCAAGCAAACCCCTTAGCTGTCCGCAAAGCAGGCTCTTTAAAATGCCCGCCCTTGTTCCATTCAAGGGCGCATTCGATACCCTGCCCCGTCAGCAAATCATAACTCTCACGGATACAGTTGCCCACCTTTGACATGACCGCATTTTTCGTCATTTCTTCCTTGTCACCAAGGCTGAGATAAACAGTGTCGCATTTTATCTTATTCTCTTTCATATACCCCACAAAATCAGGAAACCACACCGACGGAGAAGCCGCCGCAACGCCTGAAAATTTCTCCGTTTGAAACGCCGCCCACAAGGCAAAAAGCCCTGCCAGAGAATATCCGCCAATGTAATAATTCTTGCTATTGTTCGAGCAAAGCGTTAATATCTCCGCCAGAGTGTCTTCCGCTCCATTGCCGAAGCCCTCATTGCCAAATACCGCAGGGGCTTCCCATGGTGAAAGCTCCCTGTTCCAATCCTCGACCTTCACCGCAATAAGCTGAAAGTCCACACTCGTGAGCTTTTTTATCTCTGCCACCTCGTTTTCTATCTCAGGCAGATCATGGTCGCCCACAGGCTGGATAAGAACAATATCAGCATTTTTGTCGCCATAATAATGGTATGTCATTTTGCCGTCACCTCTGTAATGTATCTCACTTCAAGTACCCCTTTACAACGCCAACAAATTCCCCTATATCCGCAAAATAATTAGGATAAGCCTCACTTAGCCTTGCGAAAGAAGAAAACCTGACAAGCACATTGTCCGTCCTATCGTTGCTGCGGTATTTCGTTTATTTACAGTATATCACATTATCCGCAATATTTCAACAGCCCTCAAAGTCAAGCCCTTTTAATCTGTGTAGTACTACAATAATTGTACCACATTGCAAAGTAAAATACTTGAAATGACATACGGAATATGGTATAATAACACTATCTAAAAAACTATCGGAGGAAAATTATATGGGATTATTTGATAAATTTCGTGAACCTGTGGTACTAAAAGAAGACAGCAGTGCGAAAAAACAACTTGAGCAGCTGGACTTTTATTCAAAGCTTGCACCTGAAAGTGTCAAGGAACAAATAGAACAGGACAAAAAACTTGTTTACTATGGCATAAAAGGCGAAGAGGCATTGATGTTTGAGCTGAAAAACAGTCATATGCCTATGTATATTCTTCACGATATTTTCTTTGAAGAAAATGGACTTACAACGCAGATAGACTATATAGTAATCACACGAAAAGTGATACTGATAATTGAGTGCAAAAACCTCTATGGAAATATTACTGTTAATAATCAGGGAGATTTCACTAGAACCATTCAATTTGGAAAACACTATCATAAAGAAGGTATATATAGCCCTATAACTCAAAATCAGCGTCATTTGGATATGATAAAAGAAAAGCGTCGAAACACTAAAGGCTTACTCACCAAGGCTATTTTTGAACATTATTTTGACGATACATATAAGTCAGTAGTTGTTTTAGCTAATCCAAAAACCATAATTGACATGAAGTATGCACCTAAGGATATAAAATCCAAGATAGTTAAAGTTGACGGACTTAACAGCTATATAAAAAAACTGAATGACGAAAGCCGAAACGAAAATATGTCAGATAAGCAAATGAAAGAATTGGCTGATTTCTTTCTGCAAAGCAGCATTCCAAATACTACTGACTACACTGCCAAATATCAGCTTGAAGTCAATGAGGAAAAAACAGTTACTGTAAAGGAAGAGCCAATTCAAAACACATATTTTGACAGCATTGAAAATCCACCTGTATATAAAGCATTAAAAGACTATCGCTACAAACAAA